ACTGTGTATCTATGGGATAGCATAACTGAGCCAGAGCAGTATCAAGCATACATGATTGGAATGTCCAAAGGTGTTCCGGTTATGAGTATTGTACAGGTAATATTATTTGACGAGTTTCAGCAGGGCAGTTGGAATCCTGACCTTATGTTAATGCTTGCTGAGCCTTTAGCTTATATGCTTATTGCGCTTGCTGAGCGTTTAGATATAGATATTAAAATTGACAATGAAGAAGAAGAAGGCGATGTGTTCGGCGTTGAGATGGAAGAAGAACGTCTTAAAAAAATTAGAGAAAGCGCACTAGATTCTGGATTAGTACCTGCGGGAATTATTACAGAAGAAATGGCGGCTGAAATGGAAACCCTTCCAAGTGTTAGCTTGTTAGAAAAGCCAGAAGACGCTGAAGCGGTACAAGAACAACCTAGCCTTATGGCGCAACCTGAAGGACAGTAAACATGGCACAAGATTCAATCGCATATGGTGAAAGTTTATTATCTGATATTCGCCAAAGAAACGACAAGCTAAGAAGCCGACAGAGAAAACAAGCAAGAAAAGATGAGTGGAAAACCTTAGCTGTAGATATAGGCATGAACGTAGCAAATGATATTTTTGCTACAAGAAGGAATGAGCTTTTAAATAATGAAGATAACTTACGTCAAAAAATGGAAATAACTTCAGCTAATACTTTTGCTACAGATTTTAGCAATCAAATGTCGGAGGCAAATAAATACGCAGGTGGAGAAAAAGCTTACTGGAAAAATGATTTTAATACTGTAGTTAATAATGAACTTGGTAAAAAGTTTTTACCTAATCAAAGAAATGAATTACAGTATCAAAAGTTATTGGTAGCAACCGTTAATAAGAACTTTGAATCTTATTATAATGAAGTTAAAAAGAAACAAGAAGCAACTAAAAAGTTTTTATATAAAGGCACTGCTGAAAACTATAACCTTAATATGAATAAAATAACAGGCGAAGGCACAGCTAAAAACGCTGTAGCTAGGACTATTTCTAAGTTGACTGGAAATCTTGATTTAGATGTTTATGAATCAAGAAACGAAGAACTTCAAAAAGCAAGTAAAGAATATCAAACAACTTATGTAGACACGTTTGCTAAAACTCGAGACGAAATGCTTGCTACTGCTGTTGCAGAACTGAGTGAAAACGCTGCGGGTGTTCCTGCCCCTAAGTTATCCGGTGCGGCGTATACTTTAAAAGTAACCGACCTAGCTGGCAATCAAACAGAAGAAAGAAGACAAGACGTTGTAGTTAGTCGTCTTGATAAAAATAATAATATAATTCAGCATACAATGGTAATGGGCGTGGGGGCAAACGGAACATATCAACCTATTACAGCGGCCTCACAAAATAAAGAAGCTGACCTTAATCAAATTGCCGCAGCTTTAAGCGCTAATCAAGTAACACGAGGAAAGCTAGAATATACTGACCTTTCAGGAGGACTGCTTGCTCGTCTAGGCGATATATGGGCTAAACAAATAAGTCTAGAAACCAAAGGTAAAATAGCTCCTAACGACATAGGATATAATGATTTTCTTGAACCTCGGAGAAGCGCTTTTGTTAGAAAAATAATTGCTTCTGGAATTCAAGCTAGAAATGAAGGGTGGGGAACTGAAAAAACAGGGCAATTAGTTTATGCTCAAGCAATAGAGGATAAGTTGTCAGGTGAAGAAGACGCAGGGGGTGTTCGCAATATTGGAGCTTTGAATGTTTTTGATACTATGTTTGCACTAAATAAACTTACGACAAAAGCAAATGATACTGGTGTAATAAACGGTAAAAGCGGAATAAGTAAGTTAGCTAAAGACGTTAATTCTATGTATGATGGTTTAGAGGCAATGAGCGCAGGAAATAGAGCAAAGTTATTTGACAGGTTATCAAAACCTAATGACGAAGGGGGAGTAAATTATTTTGAAGGGAATATTGATTCGTCAGGAGATTTTGAAAATTACTTAAACGCTTTTGAAAATATTTTTAAAAATCAAACAATATACAATAAAGATAGATATGAGAGTGTTAATGAAATGCTTGTAGCATCTATGTTAGACCTACAAGAAGCTCAAGTAAAAGAGCAAGAAAAAAATAAAAGTATAGAAGAAAGAAAGCAGGAAAGAATGAAAGCGCTGCAAAAAACTTTAAATAACGCCAGAACTTTAAGGATATAACTTAATGTCAAAAAAAACATATGCTCAAACACTTGAAAGAGTTAAAGCTCAAGGAGACTGGGATTTTAGTATTTCAGAAACTGAGGCGGCTGCTTATCGTGAGCAAGTCGTCCCAGAAGGATATGACGTAACTGATTTTGGTAACGATGAAATTATCTTATCTAACTTTGAAGCTCTTACAGACTATCTTGCTGAAAATCAAAGCATTGGTCGCTATGCAATTGACCAAGCCACTACAGGCCAAACTGAAGACCCTGCTGAGTATATGCGAGATTTAACCTTTAGACTTGGTGCTCCTCTTTCTTTGGCTAATTCTTTAAAAGATGCGCCAGAAGAAATTAAACAAGCCTATAGAACTTTAAAAACTCGTTGGGATAAAGCATCTATATCAGGGGCTGGTGAAGTCGGCGAAGCTGTTTTAGATTACGGTAGTGATTTTTTGTTTAGTCCTGAAGGATTAGCTACTATGGGCGGGGTACTTTCAGGAGTAACTAATTTTGGAGCTAGTTCCGCAGCTTCTCTAGGTGCAAGAAAGGCTGCTCAAGTAGCAGCTAACAATGCACTAGCTAAAGCTGTAAAGGCTTCTTATGCAGCGTCTGTTAAAAATCCTTTGACTGCTACTACCCTTATAGGCTCAGGTCATGGAATGGTTGCAAGTCACTTAGGTCAAGAGTTAGATATTTCTGCTGACATAATGAGCGAAGAAGATTATAGTCATCTTACTAACTTAACTACCGGAATAATTGGAGGCGGCATTGGTCTTGGTATTGGTGCAGGTATTCAAAAAGGCGTGGGGCTTTATGCAAACTCTAAGCTAGGCAACAAAGCGTTTAGAGATTCTACAGAGTCTCCTAAAGAGATGTCTATTCCAGAAGGCTCTAAGGCTTATGACGAGGCCGTAGAAGGCGAGTGGATGCCAGCTTCTAGTGGAAATGTACTTGAAGAAGCATTGCGTTTAGAGGGCCGTACAGCTACAGTTGTGGACGGCACAGACAACGCAGGCGCAAGAACATTTGATAGCGATGCGCTCGATGAAGCTGTAAAGAAGTTTGCAGACGATTTAGGTGGCGGCGAATTAACTCAAAAAGAAATTAAAGCTAGAATCAGAGCTGCCGCAGCTAATGAAACAACTGTTGAAGGTAAAACAAATGCAATCAAGCAGGGAATATACGCAGTAGTTTCTGACATCAGCGGAAACTTTTATGGTAAAGCAGCAGGTGTACTAAGCCCCATTACTAAGTTTTCTGGTACTGCTGCACAGTTACAGAAAAAACTAAGCCATGAGTTTGGTATTAAGTACAAAGTTCAAGACGAGCTTGTAGAAAAAGACCTGTCTGAAGTTCAGCGAGAAGTTACTGGCAAAATGAATGAGCGTTTTAGAGCTATTGTAGATAGGCTTTCGCTCAGTGAAATAGATACTAAATTTGCTACAGACATAAATGCTGCACTAAGCAAAAGCCTTAGAAGCACTAAACCTATTAAATTTGATGAGTTTGATGCAGCTACAAATGCTGCAATCAACAAAGCCGCATTAGAGGTCAAGGGTTTATACAATGAAATGGGTGTAGACTTACAAAAAATAGGCATCATTACTAACTTAACAGATAACTATGTTCCTAGAATGTGGAGTCGAAAAGCTGTAGAAGACAACCAAGATGAGCTTGAAGCTTTATTTGTGTCTAAAGGAGGCATGAGTAAACCAGCCGCAAAAGCAACCGTTAAAAATATGTTGGATGTTAAAAATCAAATAGATATGGGCGGTGGTGGTGGACATTTCTTTTCCGCTAAGCGAAAAATTAATACTATTGCAGACGATTCAGATTTTGAAAAGTTTTTAAACAGTGATGTATTGGGAACTTTACATGCGTATACTTTTCAATACGGGAAGTCTATTGCTAAACATCGTGTATTAGGTGTTAATAGTTTTAAGGAGTTTGAAGGTTTTTATATAAACAGAATAAAAGAAGAAATGCAAGATGCTGGACAAGAATTCACTCCAAAGATTAAGGGGCAATTAGAAAAACTATATAGAACAGCTACCGGCGAAGGCATGGAAAGGTTCGGAAGAAAAACTCAGATAGGCGTAGACGCATATAGTTTTACTAATCGTGTAGCCTTGTTAGGCATGGCAACTTTGTCTAGCTTGACTGAGGTATTTATAAATATTGGTAAAGCGGGTGTCCGTAATAGTGTAAAAGGTTTTGGTGAAGCTATAGAGCAATCACACAAGCGCGTCACTAAAGACTTAGAAGCAGAGCTAATGAATAAACACGGAATGACTGCTAAAGAAGCACTGACTGAAATGCGTAATTTTAGTATTCATGTAGACCAAGCACTTGCTCAAGTAGGCGATAGACTAGCAGGCGATGAGTTAATGACTGAGGCTCTTCAGACCGCAAGCAACAAGTTTTTCCGTTTAAACCTGCTAGACCAGTGGACTAAATTTGTGCAGAATGTTTCTCATTCAAGCGGCAAAAGTCTTGTAAATGAAAATATTGAAAAACTAGCGGTACGTTACAAAAACCTACCGATGGATAAAGACGGAGAAATTCTAGCGGGTGAGCTGGCTGAACTAGGCATTGATTATAAAAAAGCTGTTGATTGGTATAACAATGGAGCAAAGCGCACAGACGATTTCTACAAGAATGATTTCTTGGGAGGCGTAGCACGTTACACAAACTCTGTAGTTTTACAGCCTACTGCAATGTCAGGTCTTAAACCTTTGTTGTTTTCAAACCCTAAAAGAGCTGTGCTCTTTCAGCTTCTTAGCTATCCCGCAGCGTTTACAAACACTGTTCTAAAAGGTGCGGCTAAGTCTATGATAAAAGCACCTAAGAAAAATGTAGGTAAAACACTAGCTGCTGGAACAATTATGACGGGCATGGCTCGTTGGAGTAATTATGTCCGAACAGACGGAGAAAGTGAACGGGGAAAAGATACAGATGAAATTATAATGGCAGCAATAGCTAGGTGGGGTGGAAATGGCTTATTATTAGACAGCTTCCAACGTGCTCAAACAGCTACCAAGTACACCAAGAGCAACCTCTCCTATGCTGCAATGCCTTTTGGCCCAGCAATTTCAGATACAATAAGCCTTATTCAGCAGGGAGTTATTCCTACTGTTGGAAATAAAGTTCCTTTACTTTCTGGAAGCTATTTTGGTAAAGAAATTTTAGGTGAGCCAACTGTTAGGCGATATAGAAGAGGGTTAAAGCAAACACAGAAAGATGTGTTTGGTGGGTTAATTCAAGATTTTGATGAAACACCTTCTGCAATAAAATTCAATTTAGGCGGCACTGTCCGTCCTCTTGCTCAAGCTGTTGAAGAAGCAGTGTCTCCTGCACTTACAGCACTATTCAAAAAGGGTGGAGATGACACTCTTGACAAAAGCTTACCGGTTGCTTTAAGTGGAGATGTATACGGAACTCTATCAAGTTCAACTAAAGGATATATTAATCCAGAAGCTATTCGAGAAATTTCTGATAATCTTGAGGGTTCTATTTCTTTAAGATTAAACGAAGGGGAAATACAGCTAGATGAACCTACAGCTACTTCTTTAGCAGAAGCAAACATTTCTACTTTATTTAATTCAAGGACAGGATACTTAGAAGATGCGGAAACGAGCATTAACTTTAAAAATGCAATAAACGCAACAGATAAAAATAAAATAAACGAGAATTTAGTTGAATATCAAAAAGAACTAGGATACACAGACGACCAAATTTTAGCGCTGCAAACTATTCAAGAAACTGAAGATGTAGGTAACAGCAAAGTTATAATTGAAAATACAGTGTATAATGATGTTGAAGAGCTTAGAAATACTTATAACAGAATAAACATAAAAGTAACTGATAAAGATAGAGCTGACGCTGAGCTAACTAAATTTGACGAAGAAAGCTTAGATGCTACTCATGATTTTATAACTGAGCTTGTTAAATATAAAGAGCCTATGATTTCTATGGAAGGTGCTCCTATTATTGCAAGAGATGCTATAGTTAAAATTGCAGCAAGAGGAAATGTAAACTTTTCTAAGTTTAAAGCTCCGAAAATAAATCCTACAGAAACACCAGAAAGACTTTTGTCTGAAGCTGAACGCACTGCTGCTCAGGAAGCGCACGTAAAAGATTCAGATAATTCCAACATGGTTTATCGTTCTATAAGTAGATTTAAAAATAGTGAGTTTAATGTATCTTTTACTTTTTCAAACGAAATGGGAACGAATGTAGGAACTTTAGGAGTTGCAAAAACAATTCAACTGCGGGACGCTATGTATGATGCCATGGAAAAAGGAGCTGGCGACAAATATACGACATTTAAAAATGCTAATAAAAAGCCAACAGAAGCTGACTTTGAAAAGAAACTGCAACTTTTAGAAAAAGTAGCTGACGCTAACGGTAGAAAAATTCAAGAGTCTATTATTCAAACAGGCTACATGAATGTTAAAAATCCTTTAATTTATGAAAGTGAAACTATAGTCGGTAACTGGAAGGCTGTTGATATACTGGCTAACAAAGAAGCTAGTCTTGAGCTTTTAGGAAGCATTGAGCGTTCAGGCGTTAAGATAACTCAGGAGTTTGCTGATGTTTTAAATCCTTTGCGTAAAAGAGCTAAAGAAATTCAAGCTCGCCCACGGACTGAATTAGTTGATGAGCTTGAAGCTAACTTAATGGAAAACGAGCTAACTATTGATTTGAGAACAGAGCTGCAAGGATTAGGCTTTGACGGCATTAAGTATCTAAATGAAATTGAACATGGGTTTGAGGGAGAGTCAGCACATTCTTATGTTCTTTTTGAACCTAATCAGTTTAAGCTTTCTACATCTGCTGCGTTTGATTCTAAAGACCCCAGACATAACTTTATGGCAGGCAGTGCAGTAATAGGAAAGCAGGTTGCAAAATACTTTGCACCTAAGAAATCTTCTGGCTTGTTCAGTCTTGCTCAAAAAGAAGCAGCCAATATTAAAGATAATAAAAACACAGGCGAAGTAATGTTAAAGCGTCTTGAAGGAAAAGTCCCTCAAGAAGAGCTGGAGTGGACAGGCGCTAAAGATTATTTTAAAGATAAGCCTGAAGTTACAAGAGAAGATATGGTCGAGTATTTTGACCAAGCTGATTTTGATTATGATGTTTATGTTGGAAAACACGAACAAATGAAAAGGGGTGTTTATGATGATGATACCCCGATAGATGACATTGACGATGATTGGCTACCGGCAGACGATGATGAGCTTTTTGACGAATGGATGCAAGAAAATAACCCGTATGAACATTCGCTTATGGAAGACCTTATAGACACAGATAGTGACCTATGGGATGAAATGCACGAGGAATTTTGGGACGAATGGGTAGACTCTAAATCATCTATATCTGGTATAACAGGCAAAGATTTTACAACTAATCCCGCACATATTTCATTTAGTTTTGAAGGTGAAGACACTGTTAATTATCGTGAAATGGTTCTTGCGCTTCCAGAAAAATTTAAAAAAGTTGAAAGGGATTATGTACACGCAGCACATTTTAAAGACCTAAAAAATCCTATTCTGCATATAAGGTTTGCAGACATCAAAGAAGTTAAATCTCCTGACACTAGAACCTTGTTGATTGATGAGCTTCAGTCTGATAAATCTACAGCAGCTACAGGCAAAGAAGGAGTGGGCTATCATTTTTCAAATGACGATTATGTTATTCCAAACTCAAACCGTGAAACAATTAAAAAACTAGAGAAAGAATACGATACATTAGTTGGCGAAATGGAAGACCTTGAAGAAATTTTAGAAGAAATGACAAACGCTCAGCTTGCATCAGAAAGAGGAAAGAGAATAAATTCTGAGCTTGAGAGTGTAAGAAATAAAATGACAGAAAAAGGAGAAGCCATACAAATCTTACAAGGCTCAGTAAACCTTGCAGAATTTAAAATACCTACGCTTCCATTAAAGAAAGAAAAAAGCTGGGCTTCTGTAGGATTAAGAAAGTCATTTATAACAGCAGCGGAAGAAGGATACGACCAAGTTGCTTTGACTTCCGGACGTATTCAGGCTGAAAGAAATAGCAAGGTAGGGGACATTAGCGAGGCAGTACTGTATAGAAGAAATAACATGCTAGCCGGAGAACCTGCGGGATGGGCATTACAGGGTGTTTCAGCAACTGATGAGTTTCATGACTTGATAGCTAACTTTGATACTTATGAAGAAGCTGTTGCAAAACTACCTAAAATTATTGGGCAAAAAAATGCAGATGAACTTCTTGCATCTACTCCTGATGCGGACGGTGACTACTCTCTTAAAAAGCGCATGAGATTTGAGCAGGGCGGCAAGAAGTTTTATGAGTTTTATGACAAGTCTTTGCCTAAGATGATGAATCAACAGTTTGGTAAAAACTACGGTGTTGAAGTTAAGATGGTAGAGTATAAACAAGGTGACAAGGTTGTTGAGTTACCTACTCTAGAAATAACTGATGAAATGCGACAGGACATTCTTAAAGGTCTTCCCATGTTTGCTGAAGGCGGTTATGTAGTAGAGTCTGGAGATACACTCTCTCAGCTTGCTAAAGACAATAACACAACTGTAGCTAGTCTTGCTGAAATAAATAGTATTGAAGATGTTAATAAGATTTATGTGGGTCAAACTTTAAACTTTGAACCTTCTACAAACATAAATGAAACAGTTAAGGCTGTTCAAGCAGAAGAACCTGTAATACAACCTGAGTCGAGAATGCTGGAAGGTGTGCCGGAAGCTATAGGCAGCGCTAAAGAAAGCATACTTAAAACTGTAAGCGGCTCTACCGATGCCGTTGTTGAAAAGATAACTCAAGCCACAGAAGGTATGGAAAATGTTTCTAAAGATGTACAAAGTACAATATCAGAAACAGTTGACACTGTGTCAGAGGGCGTTAGCACTGCGGTAGGAAGCACTGTTTCAGCTTTAAGAAAGCTATTAGGGGCTAACTTTAGTTCTAAGGGCCGTACAGCAGAAAACACAACAGGCACTACGGCTTCACCTGAGCCTGTAGATTTATCTGTAAACACTGACAAGATTAGAGAAGCTGTTAAAACTGATGCTCCTGATTTAAGTAATGCAAAGCTGCCAGACGTTAAGAAGTATTTGATGGGCGATATGACTATGGAGCAGGTTAGTGACGCTAACACTTCTGATGCTCCTGACCTGTCAGACACTGAATTACCGGGTGTTGACTTTAGTTCTAAGGGCCGCACAGCAGAAAACACTATGGGGACTAACATTTCTCCAGACCTTGAAGGAACTAAAGAGTTTTTCTCAAAGCTAAGTGACGTAGAGTTTAGTTCTAAAGGTCGCACAGCAGAAAATACTGAGGGAACTACAAAAACACCAGAGCCTACATCTATCATGGGTGACATGACTGCGGAGCAATTACGCGATGCTAATAAAACCAATGCTCCTGACTTGTCAGAAGTGAGTAAAAAGCGTAAGCCGTCTAGAATTGTTCCTACTATGATACGACAGTTAATCTATGATGTTTCTGGTGGCGAAGAAACACTAACTGAAAATGATTTGATGGATTCCGAGTTACAGTCTTTAATTAAAATAGCTTTAGAAAAAGAAGAACGTGGAAGTTCTCAAATAGAGTACGCAGATTACAAAACACAATCAACCGGCCAGTCTCAATACGCTGATGTAGGAGGGGGTGGTGGAGTAGTAGACTTCTTTAAAAAGTTAAACAGTCCTGCATATTCTATGAAGACCACTTTGGGTCAAGCTACGCTGTTTAAAAATGATAAGGGCGAAACTATAGTTTCAGACCGTTATAACTTTAACGACTCAGACGGAACATTTAAACTTTTAAGATTCTTGAGTGGAGCTAAAAACGCAGGGTTAAGTTTTTACGGCCAAGCTAGAAACATAGGAAGAGAGTTTGGCAGCCCTGAAGGTGAAGGGAGTCATGTGATAATTAATCTAGGAGTTTTAGATTCAAGAGATATGGATAACTTGGTGGCAGCATTATGAGTACAGAATTTAAATATTTTAAACTAGAAGACTTTAACTGCCAAGAGACTGGCGAGAACGAGATGTCAAGGGACTTTATACACAAGCTTGACGAACTGCGGGAGGCGTGTGGCTTTCCGTTCATTATAACGAGTGGTTACAGGAGTCCTAATCACTCACTGGAAAAACGTAAGGAGAAAGCAGGAAAACATGCCCAAGGTATTGCAGCAGACATTAGAGCACGTAACGGAAATGAAAGATACACAATTGTACAAGAGGCTATCAAACTGGGATTTAATGGTATTGGAGTCGCTCGTACTTTCATCCATGTGGATAGCAGGACTGTCAGCGATAATGAAGCTGGCGTAATGTGGTGTTATTAAGGAGATAGACTTATGTTGCAATCATTGATTGGGCCGGTTACCGGACTGTTAGATAAATTTATAGAGGACAAAGACAAGAAGAATGCCATCGCATTTGAACTTAGTACAATGGCGGAAAGACACGCACAGGAGCTTGCGAAAGGCCAGCTTGAAGTTAATAAGGTTGAGGCGGCACATAAGAACATGTTTGTCGCTGGCTGGCGGCCTGCTGTGGGTTGGGTATGCGTGGCTGGCATGGCGGGTAACTTCATTCTTATCCCGTTTGCAAACTTTGCGTTGGCTTTATCCAATTCTGACATCACTGTTCCCCTGATTGCGCTATCTGAAATGATGCCTGTATTGATGGGCATGTTAGGGCTAGGCGCAATGCGTACCGTAGAAAAGACTAAAGGCGTTCAAAGGGAGAAGTAATATGGCAGCTAAAAAGAAATCAACAGTTAATAAGGCAGGTAACTATACCAAACCGACCATGCGAAAGAATCTGTTTAACAAAATAAAGGCAGGCTCTAAAGGTGGTAAGGCGGGTCAATGGTCAGCTCGCAAGGCTCAGATGCTTGCGAAGGAATATAAAGCTAAAGGGGGAGGTTACAAATGAAAGTAAAAGCACCAGCAGGACATCATTGGATGAAACAAAAGAACGGTACGCTTAAATTAATGAAGCATACCGGCAAGTTTGTTAAGCATAAAGGAGCAAGTCTGGAAGCTAACTTCCCCGTGCAGAAGGTACATAAGTAATGGCACTTAAAAAATCACAGAAGTCTTTAAAGAAATGGACTAAGGAAGAGTGGGGTACTAAGTCAGGTAAGCCTAGTACCCAAGGAAAGAAGGCAACTGGGGAGCGCTATCTGCCTAAGAAAGCTAGGCAGGCTTTAACCAAAAAAGAGTATGCGGCCACATCCAAAAAGAAAAGAGCCGACACTAAGAAAGGTAAGCAGCATAGCGCTCAACCCAAGAAGATTGCAAAGAAGACTAGGAGCTATAGAAAATGAGTAAGAAAAAAGACCCCCGTCTAGCCAGAGCAGGAGTAAGCGGATATAATAAACCGAAGCGTACACCAAAGCACCCGAAGAAGAGCCATATTGTTGTGGCAAAGGAAGGCGATAAAATCAAGACAATCCGATACGGGGAGCAAGGAGCCAGTACAGCAGGTAAGCCCAAAGCCGGTGAGTCAGACAAGATGAAGAAGAAACGTGCAAGTTTTAAAGCCCGACATGCCAAAAACATTGCCAAGGGCAAAATGTCTGCGGCATATTGGGCTAATAAATCTAAGTGGTAGAGAAGGCTGTTAGCTCACGCTCAAGGTAGTCGTGCATCTTCTCTAGTTTGGGTTTAGCGTCACGGATAATTTTACGCACGAGCATCAGCTCATCACCCTTAAACACTTCATGTAGTCGGTCTTCGGGAAGGCCACCCATCTCAGTTAGGATGGCCCCCGAATGATTGACTATAATTTTAAACGATAGTATATTAGCTTCCTTTGCTTTCATCTATATCTCCTTATACTATCTCACAAGCTCCACCGACACACGCTAATTCCTGTGAGCCTGTGGTGTTGTCTTCTTGTTCAAAGTAAATTAAGTCATTCCAATTAACATCTTTAGGCATAGAAGCTAGTAACTCTTCATACTTCTCTGCACTGATGTCCTCATACGGAGCTTGCTGATATACATGGTCGCTAACTGGCAACAAACTAATACCAGAACATATATCAAAGTTTTCCCATATCCACTGAGCTACTTGCAGGTACTCATCATCAGTGTAGTACACAGTGATACTTGGCTTATGTTCGCACCAGTGATTCTGGTAAGCCTTCCAAAGTGCTAACTGTTGCATAGCCCCTACCTCTTTTACAACCACGCTGGCTTCTGGAGCCTTGACCGGAAAGCTGTAGACCACTGAAGACTCTGACATAACGTCTTGTTCTACTGGGAATCCTGCTGCTTCCATAAATACTGCAAGCGGGTCTTTTTTGTCGCTACGTACTCTGCGAATGTAATGCTTAGAGAAGCGAGGATGGATACCACTAGCAGAATCGACAAGTTGAGATACAGTGCCGCTAGGCTTAACGCACGTAATAGCCGCAGACTGTTCAATACCAAGTTTCTTAGCCCACTTTTCGTTGACCTTGATAGCATGGTCACGAAGACCTTCCAGTGTTGATGCAAGTTCTTCTGCATCTCCTTTACCCGATAGTAACTCATTGTCCATAATTCCTGTCATACTTAGACCGAGCAGCGCTTCTTCTGCTGTGTTCTTCTGCCAAATGTTCCGCAAGTATCTAAAGTCTGTAAGTGTTGCTTGCAGCGTACCGATTATAGCAGCCAACTCTACTTTTTCTTTGAGTGTTTCTGCTGTATCCTCTTCACGCACAACAACTTCAGATAGATTACAGAACTGGTTGGAGCGTAGGATAATCTCGGAGCATGGGTTAGTACCAAAGTCCTGCTCAGAATCTCTACGGCCATTACGGGCTGCAATATTCTGCGCTGCTACACGGCTAAACAATCCTCGTTCACCTGCTCGGCTTTCATAGAGTGTCTTCATCTCATTGATGAATGCTTCGAAGTCAGGCTTCTCAGTGTACGCTACGCTGTTGTTAGCCAGTCTACGATGTCCGTCCATCTCCCACCACGCGCCGGTCTTAGCTTTAGCCATGCGGTTGTCAGAAAGATTTGATAGACTAATAAGGGCTGAACGTCTTACGCCACCTACAACTACAATGTCAGCAATCTTGCACACAACATCGTGGCATTCAATAGATGTTAGCTTGCGTCCACCGGCCTTCTGAAAGACTTCTACGCAGAAACGAAACAAGTCTTCTAGCGGAGCAGAGCCTGAAGCACGACCACCAAAGGTCTTTAGTCTAGCGCCAGCCGGTCTAACCTTGCTCATGTCCCACTTAGGAATCTTACCGGCATACAGCATTGCAATCAACTCACGGAACGCAGAAGCCCATCCAACCTTACTATCGGCAACAACAATCGTGGTGTCAGTCGGATGGAATGTTTCAGCAATAATTGGGAGCTTGTTGATAAATGCTCTTTCAACACTAAAGCCTACACCAGTACCGCACATTAAAACGTACATCAACTCATCAAAGCTTCGTGGAGAATCAATGGCTAGGTAGCTACAGTTAAATCCAGCCACGTTATCTTTGTCTAACGCTTCACCTGCTGTCATCATGCAGCGCATAGATGGCATAACCTTTTGTGTTAGGATGCCGTCATACAGCCGGTCTGCGGTTTTTCTATCTATCTGCTTTCTATTAACCCAGAAGTCTACATACCGCTGGACTGTTTCTTCCCACGTTTCTCTGCGTCCTTCGGCACTGAGCCACCTTGCATAGCGGCTCTTGTGTATAAACTGTTGGTACTTATCCATTCTTTTCTTCCTCTAAATCTGGGTGTGTGTCCCTCAAAACCATGAAGGCTTCTTTGTAAAAGGCTGCGTACTGTTTCCTGTGTTCATATAAGATTACAGCAGGTACATATACGGGAGAAATTATAATAAGTCCCAGTGCTTTTAAAATACATTTTTGTCTATAAGTCATCATCATCATCCAAGTTATCCATGTAAACGCTCCACAATGCAGCGCCGCAAATACCTATTAAAATAGTGCCTATAAGAAGCACCGCTACGCCCTCAACTATCAGCTCCAACATCTTCAACGTCCTCCCATACATTGCCTATCGTAAAAATTAAAAACGGAAGGCAGAGTACAATACCATCAAAAGACATAGCTACTATATTTTCTTCTTGCATAACCCACACAGGGCGGCTACTACAAGACTCAATGTCAAAACCAAATCCGTATCGAAACTCAGCGCTCCAGTGCATGTTCATAAAGTGTAGTGTCATTTTTATTCCTTTTAATTTCTTTTCGTTTGGCCTTAACTTTATCAGACCCCGTTACTTTTTTAAACTTTTTTTTGCGGTCAAACCTGTCTCGTCTTTCTTCTTTTCTATCCATTACCATAGACCTAATGCTTTTGAGTTGCCTGCAATAATAAATCCACATGTAACCATATGAGTAATCCACCAAGCAGTCCTAATGCAAGCAACAGTATTAGCTTGCTTATCTGTCTCGCCAACCTTTTCACCTAGACTCTTTGCCCATATGCGCCACCACTTACTCATTTTCTTCTTTTACAATTTCTGTTAGTTTATTTAAGTACCAGCCAGCCTTCTGCAAGTCTTGTACCTGCTTACCCTTGTAGTCATAGCGCCACAAATACTTCATGCAGTTGCCCTTGAGGTAGCCCTTGAATGCAACACTGGACATGGATTCCCTTATTGCATCAATACATTCTATATCGCCTGTGTTGTAGTGGCTTGGATTGTTTACAACATCTTCAGGTCTAACGTCCCACTCATTCCAACAATCCGCAAAGTCTCCTGCGTCTGAAGTTACTTCGTTGCCGTAGCTTTCTGTGCTGTCATAAACGTATTTAGAGTTTAAACGCTTCATATACTCTTCAAACGTAGGGTGTCCTGTAGCTCTTACCCTGTCCCAGTCTTGGGGAGTAGCGTCATTAATGCTCATCTTTAAAGTCCTCTTTATGTTTTACGTTAATCCAATCGTCAGGTATACTATCTTCGCTAAACCATCTGAAATTATGAGACGATGCCCACTCACCATGTGACCTCCTTGTCCCATCCTTACGCACCTTTGCTTGGGGCATTGGGGCGTTAGGGTTGGCAAACAGGAACACCAGCTCAACATCTTCGGGAAGAACCTTAGCAACCCAGACATACTTAGAGTATTCTGCGCTGTCCCAGAAGCGTCCCTTTGCTTCAAGCAATATCTTCTTGCCGTCTACTTCTTTAACAAAGTCTGGTTCGTACTT